AGTGCGCTTCTATCTTCAAAGAAAATGGATTGGTGTACGCCGCAAGACTTCTTCGACCGTCTGAACGAAGAATTCGGCTTCGTGCTTGACGCGGCGGCGACCGACAAAACGGCAAAATGCACGCTTTACTATACGCCGGAAACGGACGGGCTTTCGCAAAGCTGGGATCGCGGCGGGGCGGTTTTCTGCAATCCGCCTTACGGACGCGAGATCGGAAAGTGGGTAAAGAAGGCATACGAAGAAGCACGCGGGGGGGGGGTACGCCGTTGTACTGCTTATTCCCGCTCGAACCGATACGACCTATTTTCACGATTACATATACGGGAAAGCGGAAATCCGTTTTGTTCGCGGGCGGCTTCGCTTCACGGACGACGACGGGAACGCCAGCGATCCCGCGCCCTTCCCTTCTATGGTAGTTATCTATAACGGGGAGCGGGTGAAAAATGAGTGAGAAAAGCAAATATATCTGCCTTTTAGGTATCAATCCGAAAGAGGTTCAGAAATGCAACACTTCCGAATGTCCTACTTGCGGATGGGAAGCGGCAGAGGCGGAACGCCGCCGCGCCTACCTTCACGAACACGGCTTGACGCTATGCGCGGACGGATTGCGCCGTCTGATTATTCCAAAGAACGGAGGTAACGAAGAAATGAAGTACAAAATATGCGACCATTGCGGCGCACACCTTGACAACGGGGAAACGTGCGATTGCCAGAAGGACGCAGACGAAAACAAAAGCGGAGAAGAAAGGAGCGCAAACAATGACAGGAATTAACGAGGTTGCAAGGCAAATTCACGAAAACGCCGTCGATCACGGCTGGTGGGACGAAGAACGCGGCTTTCCCGAAGTGCTGGCGCTCATTCATTCGGAGGTATCCGAAGCGCTGGAGGAATACCGCAACGGGCGCTTGCCTACGGAGGTTTACACCGGAAACAACGGGAAGCCGGAAGGAATACCGATCGAGCTTGCCGACGTGATTATCCGCGTTCTTGATTATTGCGGATATGCGGGAATTGACATTGACGCGGCAATTTCGCAGAAGCACGAATACAACAAAAGCCGCCCGTATCGACACGGCGGCAAGAAGTGTTAAACGCCCGCGAGCGGGTGCGGATATACCTATTATATATAAGAAAGGGGCTTTTCAATATGACAGAGAACAAACACGGCTTCGCGCCGAAACAGGAAATCACGATCGGCGGGATCGCATTCACAATCATTCAGACCGCCGAAAGCTGGGTGAAGTGCATTGCTTCGGAGTGTATCGGAAACGGCGCTTTTGACGCGCAGAACCGAAACGATTTCGCCGCGTCTGATATTCGCGCGTTCTTGAACGGCGAATTCCTGCAAAAGTTGATCGGAGCGGGCGCGCCGGAAGAAATGTTCGAGCATTTCAATATAGACTTGACAGCCGACGACGGTTTGAAGGACTACGGCGGCGATCGCGTCCGCGTCGGGCTTATCACGTGCGACGAATACAGGCTTCTTCGCGGCAACATTCCGGAGCTTCCGGACGCTTGGTGGTGGACGGCTACACCGGACAGCCCGAAAAATTCTTACGTCCGCTTCGTCACTTCCGGTGGCACGCTGTACTACTTCAACGCTTGCAGCGGGAGCAGGGGCGTTCGCCCGCTTTGTGTTCTGAAATCTGAAATCTTGAAATCTTACCTTGACGGGGATATGAAGAAACGCGCCGAAGCGGTGGATATGATGAAGCATATTGCGGCGGCGTGGGACGTTCAGCCAGAAGAGGTTTTCGGGGAAGGAAGGTAAAGCAATATGACAATGTTTGAATTTATGCAAAACGCCTTCTTCCTGCTTTGCGGGATCGCCTGTATTGCGGTGGCGGTGCTGATTGTATATTGCGTAATCGTGGCAATTATCCGCACTTGCAGGATCGACAGGAAGAGAGGTAACGGAAATGGA